GTACGGTGCATAGCAGTTTTAAATACATCTGCTTGCCACGCTGAATACATAATAGATAGAGGACAGACAACTAAAACTCTTTTAATTAATCCTAGGTTCATCAAATAGTCGGCAGCCCATATTATGGATGAGGTCTTGCCTGTACCTGCCTCATTGAAACAGAAAGCTCTGTCATGTAAGGTTAGGAACGATGATGTTACTTTTTGGTGATCAAATGGCGTGTACATTCCGGGCCACTTGTATTCGGTTTCTATCGGTGAGATAACTCTTTGCTCATCGTATATTCTAGCGAGGCGTTTCATTTCCTCTAAGCCAAAGTATATTAAGACATCTGAGTGAGTTCCGTCATTCTTTATTACTTCACTTCGCTCTAAGTGGTCTACTATCGCTGGCACTTTATAGGACTCTAATCTAACTAATACTGCTGTGTTGTCTACCAATTTCATTATGTTCCTTCACTAAATAATTAACGTGACCCCTTACGGGGGTTAGTCGGTCAGACCTGTCGCAGTGAAGGAGAAGTATGAATCAAACTTCGAAGCCCGCCTTCTGACTGACATGGTTAAGTGGGAAAACTTATAACCCCGTGCACTCACTCATGCCTGACAGTGCACTGTTTACTACACCTAAAACTATTTCTTACGTTCTTTCTTGCTTACTTCTGAAACTAAATTACCTTTAGCATCTCTTTTAAAAGAACGATTCTTTGCTACTGTTTGAATCTTTAATCCGTCTTTGTTAGAGCCACCTTTGTCTAGTGCTTTAACATGGGCTACATCTTTGCCTTCACGGGCATCTGCTTTCCCATTGCCATTACTATCAGGCATTTCTTTATCTAGCTTGCGTCTACCACGCTGACGCTCCATGCGTCTTTCGTGTTCGCCTCTAGCCTTCTCTTGTTGATATTCTTTTTTGTACGGTCTTGGTTTAGTGACGTAAGGCATTATCGTTCCCTGTGAAATTCGCAAGTATGAACAGGACACCATCCACACAGTCCTGTAGGTGTAGCTTGCCATGTATCGTTTTCATATGAGACAGTCATCCTAGCTAAAATACTATCAAACACAGCCCATAACTCCGGAATCTTATCTCTACTATATTTTTCTTCCGTAAAACTTCTTTCAGTAATAAACAACAAACCTGCCTTAATATTCATCACCTCGGGAAAATGCGCAAAGGTCATCAATGCCATTAACTTTAATTGTTTTACGTCAGCAAATTTACTACTGCCAGTCTTGTAGTCAATTATAAAGGCATCTTCCCCATCTATGATTAATAAATCTGCTATGCCTCTTACCCAATAGTCCTTGCCATAACTGCATGGTTCTCTATCTTTATTTAATGCCATCCTATGCTCGGGAAACTTAGTACCATCCATAGCAACTAGATGGTCTAAAGTTTCCTTAGCGTACAGATAATTCTTTGCTAGGGGTATACCCGAATTGACGTAATCCTCTAAGGCTTTATGCACCTCATTGCCATAAGTCATAGCTTGGGTTGGCGCTTTATAGAAGCGTTTCAGTACCTTAACTTCCTGATATTGCTTAGGACAATTAACGTAATCTTTAAGAGAGGAGAACGACCATGTAAAGTTCATTTTTACATATTACCCTAAACTACATCTTCTTTCAAGTATTTTTTTAACAAATGATATCTAAATTTTCGAATCGCCTTTGCCTCAATTTCACAAACTCTATTCCTTGATATACCTAGGACTAAAGCCACCTCAGTCTGTGACATATAACCCTCGTTGTTCTGCGGTTGTTTAGGCTCTCCAAAATCAAAATCATCATCCATTAGCATCTCCCGTCAATGTCATATTTATCCCATGAATGTTTTAATTGTAATTGATTATGCGCTCTGTCTAGTTGGTACTGTAAGTCCTTGACTATGTACTCTAAATCAGCAAGTCTTCTGTCCTTGGCTTTGCACTCAGCTTGCAACTCGGCTATGGCTTGGTTAAGTTCTAGCTCAGTCATTTTTACACACCTGCATAGCATACCCTAACCCCTCAATAGCATTCTCAATCTTCTGAGCCGAAATTAATATAGATGTTGTGCGTAAATCGTAGGCCATTATTTGGGCTAATGCAATTACATCGGAAGCCGTGTATTTTATATTTTGACTTGCTAAATGGTTTTTAGCGTACCTAAAATAGTCACACGCTGTGTCTTTAGACTGGTCAAGTAGTGTGCCAAAGTCTGCGGTTACGGTTTGGTTCATTTAATACTCTCTTTCTTTAGTAGTGGTTATTTACTGCAATATGGGCATCTAACTAATATGGTTAGTATCTTTGACTTACAATGTACGCAAATGTAGTGGGTCATTTCTCACTCGCTTTCTTTAGTATTGCTCTTGCAAATTCAAGAGGGTCGTTATTGCTTGTCATACAATACAATTCCATTATTTCTCTGTCGGTTAACTCACGTTGAGTGTTACCACAAACACACTGGCTTGGTATTCTATGACATTTTGTACAAAAACTATTTTGGTTCATTTCTTCTCCTCAAATGGGTCTATACAAGGGCAACCACGCTCGTAACAAGCTTGGTCAAGTGTCGGAATGTGTTTATACAATATCTCGGCAATCCTAGTCCTTAACACTCTACTTGTATGGTGTATGATTACTGAATCTAATAACTCATTTATCAGTTCTTCATTCTGTTTGTAGTGCGCTACTTCATCAGCAGTTATCTCTTTCATTTCTCACTCGCTTTCTTTTCAAAAAACCATTTCCATCTTCTTTGTTTTGCAATTATCGCAAGATATTCTTTGACAAAATCTTCAAGTTTTATCCCTAATTTTTTTGCTATATCAAATTCAACTCGAGTTATTTTTATAGGGTGTATTTTGTTTTCCCTACGCACCTTCCTAACAATCATCTATCGCTCCTCATTAATTGTTTAGCTTCTTCACACAACTTAGCGTAGTCCTTGGGTACATCAGGGTGCCAACCACCAAGCAGTAGTTCGCAGTTTAATTTATAAACTTCTTCTCTACGACTAACCTCAGTCATATAAATAATACATCCACAAAATAAAATCCACATACATATAACTACATTAAAACGGTGCATCTTCTAACTCCACTTGTTTTACTTCTTCTTTAAAAAACTTCTTAGTCCAGCCATACGCATCGACAAAGTAATCGGCTTCTTCTTTACGCTTGACTATGCGTATTAACTCCTCGTATTCGTTATATATCTTGTACATTACTTAACCACCTTCCACATGTTGTTTCGGTTTGAACTTTGTTGTATGTCATTTGATAAGCGTGCCTGTTTCATATGTAACCTATTTCTATATAATCTACCGGCGGCTTCACCGCCGTATTTCTGCGCTTTTTTGTTTACTATGCAATCTAATTTAGTTTCTTCTAACCAATCAAGTAACGCAACTTGTTTTTCTTTTGGTGTAATCCATAGTCGCTCACTTAAAGGTGTTAACTGCCTTGCCACCCAAACTCTTGTACCCTGTTTGATTAAATTTTTACATCTTAATAGTCCTAATTCATCGGGGTATACACCAAACTCGTATTTACATGCCATACCCAAAGAGTACGAGTTACCAAACTCATTCCACGATTTAATTATCATGGCATCCCAAAACCGTTGATTAATTTCTCTCATTTTTTAACAATCTCCATAAGTACGTCCATAGTTAGCCTCACAAGCGACAGGCAACCCCTTAGCCCAGATTGGCGGTTTTGACATAACCTCGACAATCCATGCAAGAGCCTCATCTACATCTTCTTCATTTACTAAACACACCGCAGCGTCGTGAACCGTTAACGATACAGGGTATCTTTTGTTAACCTCAAGCATCTGTTGTCCTACAATAATTCTAGCTAACGCTTGTACTACATTCTCTACAAGCGCACCGCCCCATATTGAGACTGTGCCTTTGCGAGATTGATACTCATACTTACCATAGGTATGGTCTTCGGTATTGTATTTAAGATTAGGGTACCGGATATACAACCCGTTAGGTAGTTGGATACCTTGAGGAGACACCAACAAACACTTAGTTCCTTTTGCGCCGTACCAATAGTTCTTCTTATTTGTTTCCCAATTAAATAGATTCTTAAGTAACTCATCGCCTGTCTTCCAAAGGTCAGTAATCTTACTATTAGTATCTCTGTATAATTTAACTATTTCATCACACTTATCCTTAGTGAGATCGGCCCCGGGGGGTTGTGTCTTTAGTGTGTGTTGTAATTTTAATGCGCCAGTACCATAGCCAAGTCCTAAGATACAGGTCTTACCCACGAACCTTTCAACAGCGTCTTTTTTGGTAATCTCTCGTTCATAAATTTTCGACGCAAACTCGGAGTAAACATCTCTCTTATCAGCAAACGATTGTATGAGGTCTTCCTGACCCGATAGCCACGCAAGAACCCTAGCCTCAATCTGTGACGAGTCGCAATTAATGATAAGCATCCCCTCGGGTGCTTTGACTGCATTTTTAAGTGTCTTCTTTTCCTTATCCCTTGAGGGTAAGTTTTGGAAATTAACCTTATCGCTCCCTGCCCACCTACCCGTATGTGCGCCGTAGTACTTGAGTGGGATTGGTAGTCTGCCGTTGTTTCGTTTTCCAACATCAATGAATCGCTCAATTCTGCTCTCTTCTATGGTTGATTTAGTTCCTAAACGAACAGATGCCAACTGCTGTATTATTGGGTCTTCGTGGTCAAGTAGTGCTATAAAATCTTCATCGTTCTTAGCTAAAGCAAAGGTAGGTTTACCTGTAGTAACGCTTTTCTTCATAGGTGGTTTTACATTGAAGTCTTCTAGCACTTGCGCAAACTGTTTGTTACTAGCCAGCTTTTTACGCACGGCTTCTTCATCAGCGCACACTAGCCTTTCTTTCAGCGTACCTAAGAGTTCAAGTTTCTTTTCCTTTAGTTCTTTCAGCTTACTAGTTAGTAGGTCATGGTCTACCTCAAAGATTGGCTTAATAAACATACGCAAGGTCATGTCTATCAAATCTAATTCATCCTTCGGAAACGCACTAGAAAATATTTGGTATAGCGTATATGTTAATTCAACATCGTTCTTACAATACTCGCCATACTGAGCAAGAGCGCTAATTTCGAAGCCAGTTCTCTGCTTCCCAAAAGCATCCTCCACCTCAGTTCCCTTTACCCCAATGTTGTATTGCTCGGCTAACACTTTGAGAGACCCGCCCGCATCTACCCCATGCAATGCCCTAGCCATACAAAGAGTATCGAGATAAAACTTCGGTGTCAGCTTATACCTCCAAGCCAATATAGCGCCATCGAACATAGCGTTATGACAAAGTAGCATGGACTGTTTCCAGTTGAACTTCATCAGGTATGACCTTATTTCATCATGCGTACCACTAAACCATTCGGCCGCCGAGTTATTAACCTTCACACCAACACCGATTACTTCAAAACGCTCATCCCTTATATACTCCTCGGTTGTTTGCGTCTTGAAGCCCAAGCCCTTATCGTAATAAGTCTCGAAGTCAATAGTAATTAAATTCATCTTGGTTGTGGGTAGGGCATAGCAACAGGGCTTGTCTCATAAGGATTATTTTCTTTAATAGTTTCTTTAGCGAGAGTCTGCAATACCCTTTGTGAAAACTCCCCTCTACGCAATACCTTCATCTTATCGAATATCATGCCCTTCTCTGATTCAGTCATAGAGTCTCTGTAATAGTCTTGGAAAATAAATTTCCATTTGTCACTACCCGCATAAAATTCTTCGGGATGAGTTTCCATCCTAGCTAACAGTACTGCCACATTCATATTTTCCATCAGTTGCCCCTAGTTAAGGTTTCGTATAGTTACAAAAAAGGGGAGTGCCGAAGCAACTCCCCAAACCAAAGTCTTATTTTAAATTGTTAATAGCACGGGTGAGATACCATTGCGCCTTAAGCAAGTCATCTTTCTTGTTACCCTTATGGTCTGACCTAGAAATATATTTGATGACATTCCCTAGATGGTAGTCCAAGCCTTTAGCTTCTATAAAGTCTATAGTCTCTATGCCACCAACCTTGTAATGTGGGGGGTGGTTCACCGTATCGGTAGTTACGCTTCTTGATTGAGCAAGACGGCTATTTTTAATACCCTCCTCTATCTCATCGACTACTTCTTCTACCGAAACTCTGATAGCCTTAGCCTTGCTCATTAATACATAAGCATACGACATTGCACATTTAAACTTCTTAGCTATCTGTGCGCCTGTAGCCTTGGGATGGTCGTGTAAGTAGTTTGCTACTAATAATACTTTATTGTCTTTCTTCATTTACTTCTCCTGTTTGTGATACTTCCGTTTAACTGCAACAATACCCACTTCGGGTTCTTCATACTTGCGAGCATCGAGCATATCGTCAGCGAACTCGTAGCATTCCTCTGCACTAGCCCCTGTTACTGCTCTGAACATCGCAAAACAATCTCTTAGGTCATTCTCATTCATTAGTTTTCTCCCTGTTCTTACTAAAAAGGAAATCACACCTTGTCTCAGTAGGTGGTATGAATCCATACTTCTTCCATGTAGCCATTACATCAGAGCCACTTGCATATCTGAATTTAGAATCCTTACCCAAGGCAAACTTATTTGGTTCCTTCAACTGATTCATTTAATATCCTCTCAAATTCGTTAATGTTCTTTTCCGTTACAACTAAAGCTATCCCGCCACAGTATTCTATGTCATGGAGTTGCTGAAGTTGTAGCGCCGTTGGTTTGTTATCGCCTGACTTGCACTCAATAGCAATGAACTTACCTTTTAAGCAAGCTATGATATCGGGTACACCACTTGCGCCATACCCCCCTGTAGCTGGCATGAAGTAGTATGCTCCCGCCTGACCTAACAAAAGTTTTACTTTATTCTTTACCTTACCTTCGGGGGTCATATCGTATTCCTCCTTTTCCTTCTCAAGTTGTTCAAAAGTTTTTTGTTTCTTCCAAAATCTTTTCCAGTATTCTCGCCACTCTTTGTCATTCATTATTCTCAACAGGAATTAGAGCATACTGCATTATGTATTGGCTATTAGTACCAATCGAACAGTTATTAAATGCCATATCTAAGTCTGCGTTATAAACACCTGCAACAGGGATATAGCCCCCAAAAAATTGAGAACACTTATCTTCCATTGCAACCTTAGCCATAACTAATTTACCTAACACATCACCATGCTCGTCAAGAAATTCCTTTATCCTTTTCATAGGTTTTATAACCTCATACTTAATAGCATCGAACTCACCATTACAATGTCTAACCTCTACTGTTTCCTTGGTTCTTTTAAATATCCCAACAAATAAATCCGTACCATCTGAGCCAACAAAATAAAAGTTATTAAAGAAAAATCTTCTCGAATCTTCTTGCTTCTTTAACCTTATTGTATGCGCTTCATTATATTTGTCAAGTGCTATTTGACATTTATTTATATCAAGATGTAGCCCTTCCCAATCAGTAGTTTCCCCTATTGCTTTTTTCAAAATAGCATGAATATCATCAACATCTAAAAGATGTCTATCTTTTCTGTCAGCACCATGAGAACTCTCTATGCTATCTTTACAACCTTCAAAGCTATGAGTTAATATATTCATAGCGTTCTGAGCGTTAGTAATAACTCTGTTGCGCTTAAGCGTACCCATCAATGAGGGTAGTTTTGTACTATAGGTAGTTTCCTTTTCTTCCCTATTCCCCCCTCTCTCTTTGTGATAGTAAGGTGTTCTTACATAATAGGTAATACCACTCTTGGGTGAAGCGTACATACCACTACTAACAGGAACATCTACTGTCCACACATTACATATCGGCAAGCCGTTGTCGTAGCCCATGAGGAAAGATAGTTTATCGTCATGCGCTGATGTTTTTCTAATTACTTGCAAGCCATACTTGTAGTGCATTTCAAGTATTAGTTTCTTGGTTGACGGAACCTTCTCTATCTCGCTAATTAATTCGGGGTTAGCGTACCCATCTAATATATATCTCATCACTTCTCCTTGGTTAGTTTATTAGAAATACTGATTTGTTTCTACACCATTAACAAATAAGTCTACACCCCATGTGCATGGGGGATAATACTCACCCATCTTGTTATCAACTTCTGTTAAGACTGAGGGATTCTTTTTGTAAAATTGTTTATTCAATACTCGTTTCACACTAACGAACAACTTAGGCA